TCCAAGCGCAGGCATTTAAAGAGCTTATGCCCGCCGGCGGCCCTGTCCGCACGCAAACTTTGGGCAAAGAAACGCTCGATAAGGTCCAACAGGCCTCGCGTGTTCAAGATTTTATGAACTATCAGATCACTTCGGTCATGAAAGAGTACACGCCGGAATTCGATCAGCTACTTTTCTACGTCGGATACGGCGGTTCTGCGTTTAAAAAGGTTTATTATGATGAACAACTTGGCCGTATGGTCAGTCGTTTGGTTCTTCCTGACGATCTTTATATCCCTTACAACGGCTCGAGCGTCATTTCTCAGTGCCCAAGAATTACCCACCGCATTTCTATGGACTCAAATGAGTTCAGAAAGCGTGTTGTGGCCGGCGAATACCGCGATGTGACTGTTGAGCCAAGCGAAAATCCGCTTGGTGGCGATCAAATCCGCTATTCTATTGACAAAGTTACTGGTTTAGTCGAGACAGGCGAGCCCGAAGAGATATTTTTGCTCGAGTTCCAGATAGATTTGGACATTTTGGGCTTTGAAGACACAGATGAAAGTGGCGAACCGACTGGAATTAAGGTTCCTTACGTCGTTACATTGGACGAAAACAGCGGCCAAGTAGTCAGCGTCCGCCGTAACTGGCTAGAAGACGACGAATACAAGTGCCGACGCGAGTATTTCGTGCATTATGTGCTTGTAGAAGGACCCGGAGCCTACGGTTTGGGCTTTGTACACCTAATTGGTGGCCTTTCTAAGACCGCAACCTCTGCACTGCGTCAACTTCTTGACGCCGGAACGCTAGCTAACCTCCCTGCGGGCTTCAAAGCCAAGGGAGCGCGCATTGCAGACGAGGATGGGCCTATTCAGCCGGGCGAATGGCGGGATATTGACGCCGGCGGCGCTGAATTGACGTCTTCTTTGCTGCCATTGCCCTATAAAGAGCCCTCCCAGACGCTATTTACCCTTCTTGGCTTCACTGTAGACGCGGGAAGACGCCTTGCAGGCATTGCTGATATGCAGGTAGGTGATGGAAATCAACAGGCTGCTGTTGGTACTACACTGGCTTTGCTTGAGCGTGGCTCTATGGTGATGTCAGCGGTTCATAAGCGCCTTTACTACGCTCAGACGCAAGAATTTGAGATGTTGGCGCATGGATTTGGGCAATATTTACCCGATAATTACCCATATGACGTGCCCGGAGCGTCTAGATGTGTAAAAAAGGCAGATTTTTCCCACATGGTCGCTGTATTGCCCGTAGCGGACCCCAATGTATTCTCTGCTGCTCAACGCATTACTCTCGCACAGACTCAACTGCAGCTAGCGCAAAGTGCGCCGCAGATGCACAACATGTATGAGGCGTATTACCGCGTCTATCAGGCAATGAACGTGCGTGACATTGACGGCATTCTTAAAGTCCAAACTAACCAGATGCCTAAGGACCCTGCTAGCGAGAATATGGAAGTGGCCGATGGCAAAGAGCTCAAAGCCTTTGCCGGTCAACAGCATGACGCCCATATTGCCTCTCACTTAATGATGGGCTTATCTCCTCTTATGCAGGCCAACCCTTTAGCCGCGGCAGAACTGCAAAAACACATCTTGCAGCACATTCGTTTGAAAGCGGAAGAGGCCACTGAGGCAGAACTGTTTATGGAGTACGGTGAAGACCCAGACAGAATGATTTCTGACTTGCAACGTGAGGCAATGATCTCTATTAAGGTCGCCGAGTACATGATTGAGATGAAGTCTGTGCAAGGTCAGCTTTCTGGAGAAGGCCAAGGCGAAGACCCAGTTGTGGCGCTCAAAGCACAAGAGCTTCAGCAACGCGCTGTTAAGGACCAAGCAGACATTCAGGCCAAACAACAGAGCCTGCAGCTAGATCAACAACGTATTGCTGCTAATCAGCAGGCCAACGAAGCGCGTATTCAAGGCCAGAAAGACATTGCTGATCAGCGCGCAGCCGTTGCCATGGAGCGAATCTATGCTCCTAAACAAGGAGGCCGCTAATGCCTTTGAAAAAAGGTTCTAGCCAAAAAACTATTTCTAGCAATATCCGCACTGAGATTGCCGCGGGTAAACCTAGAAAGCAGGCGATTGCAATCGCCTTAAACACTGCAGGCAAGAGCAAGCCTGTTAAGAAAAAAGCCGGGGGCTCTGTAAAGAAGCCTGCGGTTAGAACCGTCAAGAAGCGTGACGGTAACAGACCCGTTAAGATTTATTAACGCAAGCCTTCCAGATGGTGGCACTAAACCGTCTGCTTACATGGAAACACGACCATGCTTGAGTTCGCAGAAAGCGTGCTGCGCGAAGTCAGAAAGCTAGAGAAAGATTCAGAAACCATTATTCTTAATGGTTCTATCTCTGACATGGAGCGCTACCGTTTCATGATGGGCCGTTTGGAAGGTATAAAACTTGTGGATGAAATTATCCGACACCAGTTGGGTAAGTATTCAGAAGAATAACCAACCAAAGGAGCCTATATGGAACCCGAGAAGAAGCTAACGCCTCTCGAAGAAAAGTGGAAAGCTGAGGCAGAAAAGCCGAAGAAAACCACTCTTGACGATGCGTATACCCAAGAGGGGAAAGTAGCAGACGAAGGCCTGTCTGAGTCTGTACTCAACCTTATCCCTAAACCCACCGGATGGCGTATAGCCATTCTTCCTTTCCGCGGTGCTAAAACCACTAAGGGCGGCATTGTGCTTGCACCAGAAACCCAGAAGCAGACACAGCTAGCGACTAACGTCGGCTATGTTTTGAAGATGGGTGACTTAGCTTTTGCTGACGAGTCAAAGTTCCCATACGGACCGTGGTGCAAGGAAGGGGATTGGGTGATCTTTGGCCGGTATGCCGGTTCTCGGATTCAGATAGACGGCGGCGAGATTCGTCTACTCAATGACGATGAAATTCTTGGGATCGTGAATGATCCTGACGACATTATTCACATGTAAGGAGAGATAGAATGAGCGAACCTAAGAACGAAGAATTAGAGTTTAACGTCGGGGATGACGAGCAGGAAGCCACCGTCGAAATGAACGAAGACGGTAGCGACGCTAAGCTAGAGGCTGCTGACGAAACACCTATTGTTGAAGAAGAGGTGGAGCAGAAAGCTGAAGCGCCTAAGTCAGAAGAGCTTGATAACTATTCGGACAAAGTAAAAAAGCGCATTGATAAGCTTACTGCTCGTCTCCGCGAGACTCAGCGTCGTGAAGAAGCAGCTATTGAGTATGCGAAGAGTGTGCAACAGCAAAACGAAGAGCTGCAACAGAAGTACACTAAGACAGACACTGAAAGACTTGGTGAAGCCAAGAACCGCGTAGAAACACAGGTTACGGCGCTTAAGCACATTATCAAGAAAGCCCGTGAAGAGGGCGACATTGATACAGAAACTGAGGCACAACAAAGACTTACGACTATAGTCTGGGAGCAACAGCGTTTAGCCCAAACGCTTCAAGAGCGTGAGTTAGCCTCAAAACAGCCGCAGCAGCCGAGAGAAGTTCCTGAAATACTGCAGCCAAGAAGAGCAGCGCCTGACCCAAGAGCAGAAGAGTGGGCGGAAAGCAACCCTTGGTTTGGTCAAAATACAGTAATGACTCACGCTGTATGGGGGTTACATAAAGACTTAATACAGAAAGAAGGGTTTGACCCAACCAGTAATGAGTATTATGATGAAATAGACCGTAGAATGCGTACCCTATTTCCGCAGGAGTTTCAAATAGATGAAGCACCCGCGCAACAAACTAACAGGAATAGCCGTCCCGTGCAGACGGTGGCCCCTGCAAACCGCTCGTCGGGAATAAATAATTCAGCACGCCGCTCCGTTCGGTTAAAGCCGAGTCAGGTAGCCATAGCAAAGAAACTTGGGGTTCCACTTGAAGAATACGCAAAATACGTGAAGGAGTAACACATGAGTAACGAAAGCAACGTGCCAAAACTTAATCGCAGTGCCCGCGGAACTGAAAGCCGCGAAAAGACTGCGCGCCGTAAGCCTTGGGCTCCTCCTTCTCGATTGGATGCTCCTCCTGCTCCAGATGGTTATAGACATCGTTGGATCAGAGCGGAATCTGGTGGTCAGGATGATCGTATTAACGTAGCAGGCAAACTCCGCGAGGGGTATGAACTTGTTCGTGCAGACGAATATCCAGATTACGAGACAAGCTCTGCTGATGATGGCAAGCATGCAGGCGTAGTGAGCGTAGGCTCGCTAGTATTAGCCCGTATACCTGATGAAACAGCAGAAGAGCGTCGAGCGTACTATTCTTCACGAACCCATGATCAGCTAAGGGCTGTCGATAATGACCTGTTGAAGACGAATGCACACTCGTCTATGAAGATCAACACGCCAGAACGCCAGTCCCGCGTAAGTCTCGGTGGTCCTCGAACGGACACCGAATAACTCATTTAAAGGACATTTATCATGGCTAATGTAGATAAAGCTTTCGGTATGCGTCCGCTCGGTAACCTTTCTGCCTCTGGTTCACAGAAGCAGTTCGGCTATGAGATTGCGGACAATCAGGCCGGCGCAATTTACCAAGGCGACTTGGTAACAGTATATGACGGCTACCTCGTCCAGTTTGACCCTAGCACTCACACTGCTGCGGTTGGTGTTTTCAATGGTTGTAACTACATTGATCCTACTACTGGCAAGCCAACTTGGAAAAACTACTACCCCGGTTCAGTCAACATCACTCAAGGCAAGATCATTGCTGACGTTCTTGACGATCCTAATCAGTTGTTCATCATCCAGAACGACGGCACATCTGCTGCCGCCAACTATGGTAAGAACGCTGATGTAGTAATGGGTACTGGCAGCACCACTACTGGTGTTTCTGGTATGGAACTTAGTACATCCACTATTGCAAACACTGCAGCGTTGAACGTGAAGATCGTAGGTCTTTGGGACGTTCCTAACAATGCTGTGGGCGCAAACGCTGTTGTGGTTGTTAAGATCAACGAACACCTCTACGGTAGTGCAGGTGTTGCAGGACAAGGAGCTTAAACCATGGCTATTTCACGTTCACAACTAGTAAAAGAGCTTGAGCCCGGTCTGAACGCCTTGTTTGGTCTGGAGTATCAAAACTACGAAAACGAGCATGCTGAAATCTACGAAACCGAGTCTTCTGACCGTGCCTTCGAAGAGGAGGTGATGCTTTCCGGGTTTGGCGAGGCACCAGTTAAGACTGAAGGCGCAGGCGTTGCATACGACCAAGCGCAAGAAGTCTACACTGCTCGCTACACTCACGAGACAATCGCTCTTGCGTTCTCATTGACTGAAGAAGCGATTGAAGACAACCTGTATGACCGCCTTGCGGCTCGTTATACTAAGGCTCTTGCTCGTTCGATGGCCACTACTAAGCAGATCAAAGCTGCTTCTATCCTCAATGGCGCATTCACTACCTCTACAGGCGGTGACGGCAAGCCATTGTGTGCGACAGATCACCCCACTCTGAGTGGTCCTGATCTCCGCAACGAGCTGTCAGTAGCTGCTGACCTTTCAGAGACTTCTCTCGAGCAGGCTCTGATCGACATTGCTGCATTCACTGACGAGCGTGGACTGAAGATTGCTGTCCAAGGCCTAAAACTGGTTATCCCTAAGGAGCTCCAGTTCACAGCCGACCGCATCCTGAAGTCTACTCTGCGTGTTGGTACTGCAGACAACGACATCAACGCCGTTCGCAACATGGGAATGGTGCCTCAGGGCTACTCAGTCAACCACTATCTGACTGACCCTGACGCATTCTTCATCATGACTGATGCGCCTAACGGCATGAAGATGTTCCAACGTGTAGCTATCAAGACTGGCTTCGAAGGCGACTTCGAAACTGGTAACGTCCGCTACAAGGCACGTGAGCGTTATAGCTTTGGCTTCAGCGATCCACGTGGTATCTTCGGCTCACCGGGTACTCCGTAAGCTAGTTGATGCAAAGGAAGGGCCCTTCGGGGCCCTTTTTTTATGGAAGAAAAAATGCCAAGACAACCCAAAGTAAAAAAAGAGCCTTCGCAAGGCTCTCGCCTTTGCACGTCGTGCAACAAAGTCAGACTCTTATCTCAGTTTGAACATTTTAAAGATGGGCAGGTGCGTGGTGTTTGCCAGAAATGCGTCACTCTTCAACGCGCTCGTAAAGCATCTGCAACTCCCGAAGCTTATCTTCGCATAGTAAACACTCAGCTTAAGTCTGGGAGGACCAAACAAGGCATTCAGTACGATCTTTCCTCCGATGAGGTAATAGAAATCTGGGAAGCACAAAATGGTCGGTGTGCTCTTTCTGGCGTCCTCATGACGCATCAACGGGATGGGAGCTACGGAGACAGAACAAGAAAAGAGTTCAATGCCTCAATAGACAGGATAAATCCTTCTGGGCCATATACTAGAGACAATGTGCAGTTGGTAGCTACTCGAGTAAATACTATGAAACACACCCTTAGCCAAGACATGTTTCTTTGGTGGGTCAAAAACATACATGAAAAAATGGCTGAATAATCCTCTTCCATTCGTCGTAAAATAATGTAATATTCAAGTGTACCGGGGTCATCCGGTGTATCTGACAGTCCCGGCTGACGACATGCAGACAGATGCACCCCAAATTAACTCGCATGTGAGGATTCTCAAATGGCTAATACCACCTTCTCAGGTCCGGTCATCTCGACCAACGGCTTCCAAGGCTCTACTACTGGCAACGTAACTGGCAACGTAACTGGCGATGTTACAGGCGGAGTTGACGCTACAAGCGCATATGTGCAAATCAATGCGGTAGCAGCAACAGCGATTGCAGACGCAGCAGATGCTATTAACACCGCAAACAAAGTAGCAGGCACTATCGTGCTAGATACCACTAACAGCCGAGTTATGGTTGCTCTTGGCGCGGATGCTACATCGGATTGGGCGGTTGCCGACGGTTCTGCTACTGTAACTCCATCCTAATTAGGGGGTGACCCATGAGTTTCAGCAATATTCAGTCTGTCACCAAAACGGCAGACGCTTCAGCAGTAACTGGCCGCACACGTCTTCTAGGGGTGTATTTCACTAATACAGCCACCGCGTCATCTTTTTCTTTGAAGGATGGCACTACAGACTCTGGCACCGCTAAGTTAACCATCAATACCCCTGCTGTTGCAGGAGCTCAGGACCTGATGATCCCAGATATGGGCATTGTTTTTGAGAATGGTATTTACGTTGATGTAAATGACGTAGAAGTCACTAGCGTGACCCTCTTGTTTGAGGGCGGAGCTGCGGCCTAATGGCTAGCAAAAAGGGAATGGGCATCAAAACCTCCGTTAAGTCGGGCAATTTTCGCCCGACTAAGAAGGGGGCGGGGATGACCGATAAAGGTGTAAAAGCCTATCGGAAAGCCAATCCCGGCAGCAAGCTAAAGACCGCAGTTACCGAAAAGAATCCTTCGGGAGCTAGAGCAAAAAGACGTAAGTCCTTTTGTGCGCGATCTGAAGGACAGATGAAGAAGTTTCCAAAGGCTGCTAAAGACCCTAACAGCCGCTTACGACAAGCACGCAAGCGTTGGAGATGCAGATGAAGAAACCCGCAGCAAAAAAGCCTGTTAGAAAAATGTCTACAGGTGGCTCGGCTACTAAATCTAGGGTCAATGAGGCGGGTAACTATACCAAGCCGACTATGCGAAAGAACCTGTTCAACAGGATCAAAGCGGGCGGCAAAGGCGGCAAGCCGGGTCAGTGGTCTGCTCGAAAGGCCCAAATGCTAGCAAAAGAATACAAGGCCAAAGGTGGGGGTTATAGAAGCTAATGGCCGGATTGAAGAAGCCCCAAAGATCATTAAAGGCATGGACTCAGCAGAAATGGCGAACCAAAAGCG